ACTTCTTGACCTGGTCTACGATGTCCATCACCGCACCAACCTTGTTTTTTACGTCCTCAACCTTCTGATCAATCTTAGAATCCAAAGCCTTTAAACGATCTTCGTTTTTACGATACACTAAATACAGGGCTAAACCGATGATTGCTATCGTAAGGATATTAGCCAAAACGCATCCGATTATTATCTGAAACATGATGATTATATGGTAGATAACGCTACCACACGCTTTAATTATTCAACTTTTTACAAATATAGTAATTGCCCCAACCATAACAAGATCAAAGACACTCGTCATTAACATCAGACACCCATTCTTTAGATGAAAGAACAGATTCAAACTCAGAAGAAGGGCTATCATATACCGAATACGGATATTGAGGATCGTCATCAGCCTGCGCGTCTAAAGACTTAAATAGATGGTCATAATGTTCTACGTGTAAAATAACCCAAGAGCCGTCTACGCTCGCTCTTGGGCTACCTGTTCCTAATTCACGTTTCTTTTCTTCAGATACGGAATCATATACTTCTTTTGGTATGATAATGAATTTCATATTATTTTGCTTTTAAAGTTTGTAAATAGTTATATGCTTTGATACAATCTTCCCTGGAGAGGACTGTAGGATAAATCGCTAAGTTTTTGAAAGCAATTTTAGTATATGCGTTACCTGAATATCCTATAGTTAAGAAATTTTTACTGGTAGATTCCGTTTCTTCATTATAAATAGATTCTTTCCAGTCTTTTGAATAAATCCTGCCATCAGAACAAATTGCATTAACGGTATTTTGATCGGGAATCAAAATATTTCTACCATTTTTTATATTAATGAGCATTGAATTATAATTATAAATGACTATACTATCAAATTTTACAATACCAGCATTGTCATTTTTCCCTGTATTTATAAGCTCCCAATCTCCTATTACAGTCCAATCATTACCCATTTTAAATATAGACGAGATTATCTTATCATCCACCCCATCAGTAACCAGATAGCCAGCATATTCCCCTTCTTCATTGTAGCCACTCCCTTCTGCAAAACCAAAATTAGACAGTACAAGATCATTACCATTGCCCGTAATGTTGGCAATAGTAGCACGATCTTCGTCCTCGTTGGTTTTGCCTACCACTGTCCATGCCTGGTCGGGGAAGAGCCAGGGATAGGTTTTAACGAAGTAGTCTTTGATCTTGGTCAGTTCTTCTTCGGTGGCGTCGTGGTCGAGAAATACAAGTTCCCAGATAGCAAAATTAGCAAAATCATTTCTTTGAGGATATGACCTGCCTAAAACAAGTGAATTTGTCGCATCTTTGTTTCCATTGGCAATATTAACTCCATTATACTTAGATGTTGTTTGCCAAGAAAAAGGAGATTTTGAATATTGTAATGATATTTGAGTAGCTCCATACGAAATAGTTTGCTCTGCTCCTTTATTGTAATTTTCAAAAGTGAACGCACCATTAAAAGATTGATCGGATGCGTTTGTTGCTATAGCAGATATTACATTTGGATTATATGTAATCCACTGTCTCAACGCCACAACCGTATATCCCTTTTCCTTAGTCAGAATAGGGAAGTTATCACAGACACCATAATCGTCTACACCATCAAAGACAAGTGCGCCGGGGTAGAGGGGTAGTTGTTCGATGGTAAGTTTAGATCCATACCATCCTTCAGGATATTTTTCTATAGAAAAATAGAGAGCTTCTGCCAAAAAGTTAGACGGAATTATTTCATACACACCATCTTCTGACATGTAAAAACGATTGCCCAATCGATCATCCAAAAAAGCATCGCAACCTTCTGGTATGCCTGTTACTTTTAAAACGCAAGATTGACGTAATTTTATATTATGGTACAATAAACCCAATGAGGCATTTTCTTTAAATGTTGCTGTTATTTTAATGCTGTTTCTTTCAAAATAAGCCGCCGTTGAATTTGTGCCCCACTCATCTATGTCTGCAACATACCCGCCAATTCCGGACATCCCCTTCCAAGAGAAGTTTTTCAACTGTAGATCGTGTCCATTGCCCGTCTTATCAACCCATACGGGATTGGCAGCCATCTGCTCATTAGTGAGACCGGAAGCGGAATATCTGGCTACGATACCTTCTATATCTGGGAAGGAATCTGCTTTACATGGCAGGTCTAATATCATTTTCGCATACTCTTTAAAAGGTATGGAAGTAGGTACATCATACCCTTTGGATATAAGGGCTTGCCTTATATCCTCCTTGGTGCTGATGATCCTCATTAACTTATCTGATATGGTTCCCATTACACTTCCTCCCCATTTATGTAATCTAATACCTTACCTATGTCTCCGATGTCTGATTTTATTGACTCTCCTTGAGAATGTATTTCAATAAGTTTCTGATATAAAGTGTTATCCCCTATACGATTCTTATCTGTAGCTTGTTCTTCGATTTTGGCTATCGTATCAGGATCTTCGTACTTAACACCATCAGGACCATACCATTCGTCTGTTAAATTCGTGTATTTATGACGGACTGGAGTCGGTTTAGACTCCAGTGTTACTAAAAAATATTCGTTACAGCTCATGACAATAAGATTTAGTGGTTGCAACAATTACATCTACAAACTGTTTTCACATAGCCAGAGGGAATGGCAGCCAGCTCCGTCCCTACGGCTATCGCTGGGTCAGTGCTTTCCATAACCGTCAGCGCCATCTTGTCCACGTCAAGGTCATTGTCGTAAACAATTTCTCCCTCAACGTAAATGCTCCCTGCATCAGAAACGTAGCAGTTTTTCACCTGTCTTATATGA